CTCCCCCCGACTTGGATTGAAGGTGTGCCCACCCCGAATCATCCCTATTTCCGGGTCAATTTCGCTGGCTGGCAGGGGGAGATTCCGGCGTCAGAACTCCTCTGGTTGCAACAGCCCGATCCGGTGCAACCCTACGGGCGGGGGCACGGCGTCGCCCAGTCCCTGTCGGATGAGCTGGAAACGGATGAGTATGCCGCCGCGCACGTCAAACAGTGGTTTTATAACCGGGCCCGGCCCGACATGATCATTACGATGGAGGGGGCCAAGCCGGATGAACGCCAGCGGGCCGAGCTGCACTGGCAGCAGCGCCACCAGGGGTTCTGGCGGGCCTTCCGGCCGTTCTTTACGTCCCACAAGATGCAGGTCGACGTCATCTCTCAGACCTTTGAAAGCATGCAATTTATTCAGTTGCGGCAGTACGAACGCGACACGGTAATTCAAGTCCTCGGCATCCCGCCCGAAGTTCTTGGCATCATTGAAAATTCCAACCGCGCCACCATCGACTCAGCAGGGTACTTGTTTGATTTGTACTGCGTGGTGCCGCGCCTGGAGTTCCTGCGCGAGATCTTCCAGGAGCGCCTGGTCCCGGAATTCGACGACCGCTTGATTATTGACTACGACTCCCCTGTACAGGACGACAAGCAGTTTCAATTACAGGCCGCGCAGGCCGCGCCATGGGCCTTGACGCTGGACGAGTGGCGCGCCCTGGCCGGACAACTTCCTAAAGAAGACGGCTCTGGCGGCCTCCATCTCGTCCCGACATCCCTCATGCCCCGGGCAGAAATCCAAGATGGCGTTGGCGCCCCGCCCTCGTTCCCGATGGCACTGGCCGCGTCCGGTGGGGCCGTGCACAAAGAAAATGCAGGGGGAATTGCAGGCGAACTGAGGCCGGTCGTCAAAGAGCCGGATGGCGACGAGGAAGTGGAGATCGACCTGCACCGGATTGCGGACCGCTACCGGGGGCCGCTGCGGCGGGCCTTTCTGGCGGCTGTCGCCCGGATGCAGGCCGATATTGCTCCCGAGCGGCTGCGGGCCGCCCTGGCGAGTGGGCAGGTGGAGGCGGCGCTGCGCGCCATTCCGCTGGAGGGCTTTGGGGGCCTAGAGTCCGCCGTGCGGGACGTCCTGGGAACCGTACTCAGCAACGCCGGGACCCAGGCGGCGCGGGCGCTCGCCGACACTATAGGGATAGACGTGACGTTTCACGTCGTGAATCCCCGGGCGGTGCGCCTGATTGCCGAGGAAGCCACGACCCTGGTGCAGGGCCTGACGGAGAGTTCCCGGCAGGCCCTGCGCGACCTGTTAACCGAGGTCTTTACCGGGGACCTCAGTCTGGATGATGCCGCTCAGCGCATTGCCGATACCGTGGGCCTGACGCCAACGCAGATGCGCAGCCTGGAAACCTTCCGGACCGTGCTGGCCGGACAGGGGGTGGCCCCGGAGGCCATTATCCGGCGGGCCTCGAAACTGGCCGACGCCCTGAAACGGCAGCGCGGCGACACTATTGCCCGGACGGAAACGATTTCCACGGCCAGTGCCGCCCAGCATGAAGCGTGGCGGCAAGCGGTGGATGCCGGACTGATCAACCCCCGAGAGGCGCGGCGGCTGTGGCGTGTCACCCATGATGATCGGCTGGATACCCACGTCTGTGAGCCCATGGACGGCCAGGAACGCCCCCTCCAGGAACCCTTTATCACGGGTGATGGACGGCGGGTGATGCATCCTGCGGCCCACCCCCGGTGTCGGTGCGTGGTGAGCCTGATTGTGCGCCAGACTTCTGACCGTGAGGAGGACCCGAATGCGATTGAGTGATACGCCGTACATGGAATGCGAACAATGGAAAACGGCCGTCCTCCGGGGGCAGGAGGTGCGCCCCATCTGGACCACCAAGACCAGCGCCACGACGGAGAAAGAGCTGCTGAGCGACCGGCAGATTAAATTCACCATCAGCACGGGGGCCAGGGATCGCGACCAGGATACGGTGGACCCCCTGGGCTGGGACCTGGCCGAATATACGGCTAATCCCGTCGTCCTCTACGCCCATGATTACCACAGCCTGCCCATCGGGAAAGCCCTGCATGTAGGAGTAGAGGAGGGCAAGCTCGTGGCCGTGGACCAGTTTGTGGAACGCGACATCTACCCGTTTGCCGATACGGTCTATCAGCTCGTCCAGGCCGGGTTTTTGCGGGCCACGTCCGTGGGCTTTATGCCCGTCAAATGGCTCTTCAACGAAGAAGCACGGGGCTTTGATATCAGTGCTGCCCTCCTGCTGGAGCATAGCGTGGTGGCTGTCCCCAGTAATCCGGAAGCCCTGGTGCAAGCGCGGCAAGCCGGGATTGATCTGGCCCCCATGAAGCAGTGGGCTGAAGAAACCCTGGACACCTGGCACGCCGAATCCGGCCTCTGGGTGCCACGCAAAACTCTGGAGCGTGTCTTTACGGTCCTGGAAGGGAAAACGTACAGCTTGCCTGCGGCCCATGCCGATGATGCCGATGTCCTGGAGACCCTGGACGTGACCTTGCAAGCATGCGAAGGGCCGGACGAGGGGCAGGATGCGGGGGAGGAGCCCGGCAGTTCGGCGTCCACGCAGGAGCCGCAGAGCCAGGGGACGGCAGAGGTGCTGGCAGAGTTCCGCCGCTTCTCCGAGACCCATGGGACCTACTTTCAAACGATCATTCGGGCCTTGGAACAGCTCCAGGCCACCCTCGCGGCGCAGACGGGGCAGGCGCCCTTGCGGCAGGAGGACCCGGTGGAGGTCCTGTTGCCGGACGTGACCCCGAAAGACGTGGCGGCCATGATTGCCGCTGCCGTGCAAGAACACCTGGTCACGCCACTAACCGGGCGCGTGTCCTGAGCCCCGGAGTAAAGGAGTTGTCTGTGCCAGCATTGTCCATGGAAGAACTCAAAAGTTTTATCGGCACCGAGGTCGCTCGGGTGGTTGAACCGTTTCATGAAAAGCTCCGCGAGCAAGCGCAAGAGCCCGTCTGGCTCGCCAAGATGCTGAACGCGTTGCCCGGGCAGGTTCAGCGGCCCGTAGAGCGCTATGACATTATCGGCGGCCTGACACGCTCCCTGGCCGCTGCCAAGATGGATGTGGACCGGGCGGCCGGGTGGGCCAAAAAGACCTGGGGCGATACGGCGGCCATGACCACAGCCGTGACCAAAGCCCTGGCGGCAGGCAGTGCCACGGCGGGCGGATTTCTCGTCCCCGGTGAAGTCTACAATGATGTCATTGAACTGCTCCGGACGGCGACGGCGATCCGGCGCATGAATCCCATGATCATCGACATGAACACCGGCGTTGTGTCCATCCCGAAAATTACGGGCGGCAGCACGGCGGCCTATATCGGGGAAAACCAGGATGACAACGCCTCCACCATGACCTTTGGCGACGTCGTGCTCACCTGGAAAAAGCTCCGCTCCCTGGTGCCGATTAGTAATGACCTCCTCCGGTTCTCCTCGCCCAGCGCGGATACCATCGTCCGCAACGATATGGTGCAGGCTTTGGCCATCCGGCAAGACCTCGCATTCTTGCGCGGGGATGGTTTGCAGCATACGCCGAAAGGGCTGCGCTACTGGGCCCCCTCCGCAAACATCCTGCTGGCCAATGCCACCGTCAATACGGCCAACATTGTGGCCGACCTGAATCGCATGATCTTGCAACTGATGAACGCCAACGTGCGGATGATCCGCCCGGGGTGGATTTTTGCCAACCGCACGGCGCAGTACCTCCGGACGTCGCTGACCTCGGGCGGTGATCTGATCTGGGGCCGGGAAATGAACGATACGGGGACCTTGCTCGGGATCCCGTTTACCACCACCAATCAGGTGCCCATTACGCTCGGCGGTGGGGCCAATGAGAGCGAAATTTACCTGGTGGATTTTGCCGATGTGATCATTGGGGAAGCCCAGAGCCTCTTATTAGATGTGTCAACGGAAGCGTCCTACATGGACGGCGGCCAGATGGTCTCGGCCTTTAGCCGGGATCAGACGGTGATCCGGGCCATCGAAGAGCATGACATCGGGATGCGGCATGACGAGAGTATCGCCATCCTCACGGGCGTAACCTGGGGTGCGTAGCAACAACCTGTAGACGGGTGGGAGTACGTAGTTATGACGAGTGCAGCAGTGCAACGGGACATCGGGCATCTGATCACCGGGAGCCTGGCCCGCTTGCCGGAAACGATTACGGCTGCGGCAGGGAACGATAATGCCAACGTCAACGGTCCGGCCATTAACCGGCTGGCGCAGCAGTCCCGCTATCTGTCCTGTGCGGTGTTTATGAGCTGGAGC